TCATAACCATAATGCGCACTGGATTGAGGATTCCACTGGGCTTGAAAATGCTACGGCAAATCCTGCACAAGCCATTGAAATACTTGGTAATCCAAGCCCATTAAATTTTTTTGCTATATTCGTCCACAGCGTTTGAGCTTCGCAAGATTTTGCTTTATCCAGCGCTAATCCAACTAATGCCTTTTCTTTGTCTTCACCAATTGCTTCTGCAAGCATAAGTATTTGGTTTTCATTGAGATAAGTTCTTCCTTTACGTACCTCAGTAATCATTTGTGGACTTACACCCAAGTCATGGGCGATTTGTTTGTATTGCACATACTTCATCTGCTCTTTGTAAGCATCAATGAGTTGGTTCGTGTACATTTTTGAATTTCCTATCCAAGCATCAATCACTTCATTTTAGTTCTTTAGCACAAGATTTGCTGTATTGACGATACATAAAACTCTGTATTTAATCAGCACAGAAATTACTGTATCTGACCACCTTGGTTCGGGCGTTCGCCCTTGACGCTTTCGTCTGTCCTTGGTGGTCGCTCTCAACGGTCAAGGTGTTGCTATGAAAAATCTATTCACTCAAAACTGTGACGGTGTCACTATTTCTTTCTCGGAGTGATAACCATGGAACGTGATCACTCGTTTACATTCTTAGTTCTTCTCGCGGGTTTATGCGCTGCGGCGTTCTTGTTTTATCAGAACAATTACATGGACGCTACGGCTGAGTCTTACGCCAAAGTCCAAACGTGGGTTGATGAACATCCATCAGCAAAACCGCTGTTAAATGACCTGTTGAGCGATGGCAAGTTAACGCCTAACGAGGTCGCTGACATCCGTATTTTCATCAAAGAAGAGCCAAAACGTCTTCTTATTTCTCAGGCGGCTGAGGCGCGTTAACCATGAACGAAGCTCAAATCATCTATTACGACTTGCTGCCTGATTACACGGTTTCCGTGTTGGTCAAAGGCTGTGATGAATGGGATTTGCTTAAGTCGATGTCTCATCTTGAGTCTTGGGCTTCGTCTCAATTTCTATCTTACGAGTTGGTTTCTATCACCAACACAACTTACCAAGAGCGCGTTGATTTAGGGGTGTTCGATGACTACTGCAACTAACATCCTCAAGAAGTTCGATGAGCAATCGGTTCATATTGACTACCTATGTTTTACATTTGCAGTCAAGGACTTACGCCATTGTCACAACGCGCTTCAACGTCTGCATAAGCATGAGGAATACCGAGGTTTAGCGCCCAAATCACTGTTACAGCGTAACTGTAAGGCACCTAAGTTCCCTGCTCCACCTCAGTTTAATTCGACCATTGCCAAGACGGCAGATGAGATTAATGCGTACAACGACGCCTTTGAAATCTGTTACCGAAACTACTTAGAAGAATGTCTACGCATCTTCACCAATCAAGTGTTGGGCTTGTCGCTGTCTGCGCCTCGTGGGCTTGGTTTTCAGTTCTACACCGAATCCATGAAACTCACCTCAGCGAACGGTGAAGACTTCTGTGGTTTCGTTGGTATTGGTGGCAACAATGACACGGTGCATTTTCAGATTAACGGTAAAGGCTGCAAGCATGTCTTTGCCCGTCGCGCGCCTTGGTCACTGCATGACTGGCTGACTAACGTGTTGGGTGTGCAAACATTGGCGCGTGTTGACCTCGCTTATGATGATTACGACGGGATTTTTGATTGTGAATATGCGCGCACGGCCTGGAATGACAATGCATTTCGAACGGCTGCACGCGGTCGCAGTCCAGTGCTGCATGTCGACCACACCATTGCGGGCTATCGCGATGGTCGTCCTGATTACACCAAAGAGCAATATTCGATTGGCTCTCGTACCTCTCGCATTTACTGGCGTGTCTACAACAAAGCACTTGAGCAGAAACTCGCGAACACGGGTCTAGTTTGGTATCGCTCCGAGGTCGAACTTAAAAAATGGAACATCGACGTTCTGCTTAACCCAGCTGGTGCATTCGCTGCACTGAATGACTTCTCGGCGTCGATTTCTACCGCAAAGAAATTCAATACGAAACCTGTCCCGACCAAACGCGCGGCGTTAGACCTGTTGGCTTCGGCTCACTGGATGCGTCGTCAGTACGGGAAAATCCTCAACTCTTTAATCGAATTCCATGAGGGTGACATTGAAACCGTGGTCGGTTCCCTTGTCCGTGATGGAACGAAATTCACCTTCCCCGATACCTACGGCAAGTTGGTGACTCACATATTGGAGACTTAACAAATGGCTAAATCTGTTTTTGTTCTAGGCATGGACATCACTTGGAACTCAGCGCGTGGCGACAGTGCACAACTTAACGTGTCACGTCCACTACGTGAAATTAACTCAGAGAAATTCAAGCGCCGCACCATTGGCGAATCGGGTGATGTTAACCCGCAATGGGATCAACCTTTGATGATTGATCATACTTACGCCCTGCTTCTTGAACGCTCTGGCGCGCTTATTCCTCGTCGTGAATACGAATTGCGTTTGGAAATCAATCCAGAAGACCCATTGGCCGGTGCGATTGTGACGGAACTAATCCCCGTCGACCAAGAAATCAAGAAGCACTTTGAAGCTTCAATGAAATCGCAAGGCTAAGTAATGACGATTTCAGTTTGCGCTCAGGTTCTTACCAATGGGGATATTAAGGCTCTGCCTTATGAGTCATTGGATAACTGCTCTTTCCTCATTCTTAGCAATGATGAAGTGAAACGCATGAGCCTTGGCGCAGATTTGAAGTTTGATATCGATGCGGCTTTTTTTGCTGATATTACTGGCTATTTGCTGCTTTCTTTCGTGTCTGGGCATGTGCTCGGACGAATCGTTAAAGGGCTCGGTAGAGCCTAATTTTCTCACTTGGAGATATACATATGAAAATCAAACACGCTCTAAAAAAGTACAGCACTAAAGCTTCTGTTGTTGCTGCGACCGTCGTTTCTAGTTCTGCATTCGCTGATGCTTCTGCTGTTACTACCAAAATCAATGATGCGGTTTCTCAAGGTCAATCCAACTACACCCTTGTCGTTGTTGGCGTTCTTGGCATGGCTGCTATCGGTTTCGGTCTTTACATGATGAAAGGCGCGATGCGTTCTTAATCATGCAAGATACTTTGACCGCCATATTAACGTTACTTTTTGCCGTCGCGCACACGGGTGCTTTTATCGGCGGTTTTAAGTCCGGTATCAACGCCTCCTAGTGAGGCGTTTTTTATAGGTTTGATTTGATGAATATTAAACAAAGCATTGCGTTGTTACTTGTTTTACTTAGTGCTTCGTTTAGTGCGAATGCTGAGAACGTTTACCGAGTTTATGCGGTAACTTGGGGCGGTGCTCCTTTAAAGATTGGTCAGATAGTGACTGAAGGTTATATCTCTTCAATCAAGTTTTCTGATTTTGCTAATTGTCGTGCTTTTTTAAGCACTATTGAATGTGACCGACCTTGGGGAGCGCGTACCGAAATAGGCAGGATTAACCTTTTGACTTGTCCTGATGGACAGAAAATAGACCCGATTACTGGTCAGTGTGAATCTAAACCGTATTGTGAAGAGCAATCGACGATTGATGCAATGAGTAAATATCACGACTCTTGTACAGCCAAAGGCGGCAAACCTCAGATTTATTGTGATAACAACAAAGGATCTTTTGAAGCTTCTTGTGATCTCCCTAGTGAGTTATGTACGCCTGACAGCCCTAATTTTCCTGCTTGTCTTGATGATGGCGATGGTGATGGCGATAAAGATAAGTGTGACGCTAGCTCTCCTGATTGGGATGCGAATGAAGGAAAGTGTTGCAACGAAAGCAATAACTATTGTGACGAGAAACCACCAAAACCCTGCACGATATTCAATAGAGATGCACCTCATTGTAAAGATGACAATGATGATGTTGACCCGCCAACACCTGATGATGATTTAGACGACCCTGATTTCCCTGACTTTCCAGATGATGACGGTTCTGGTGACCCTGATATTAGTGAACCTCCTGTTAATCCAGAGAAGGACGCTAATAAAGCGATTAACGAGCTTAATAAAGATTTGAACAAGCAACTTACTCGCATTAACAACGACTTGAATGACAACCACAAAGAATCTTTGACGGCTTTGGGTGCTGTTAAATCTTCTGTAGACCTTAATACTCAGTCCGTTCTTGATGGTGCTAACCACGTTGCTGACGCGGTTAACGCTCAGTCTGATGTCATGACCAAACTTGGTAATAAATCCAATGAGTACTTGAAGTCTATAAACGGCTTATTAAAAGGCGGTTTTGATGATTTGGGCGACGAGTTAGGCAAAGTCGGCAATGGTATTGATGGCATAGGAGAAACGTTAAAAGGCTTCAAGGATGCGCTTGATGTCACGCCTAAAACAGATGGAGTTGTTCCCTTGTATTCGGCTGATGCCCTAGCCGGCTTACGTTCTGAAGTGGAAACGCTGAAATCAGATTATGAGGCGGAGCTTCAAAAGATGAAGTCTTATTTCAATTTTAGTTCTGGTGTTTCTTCTGGTGATTTTAACGCTCATAACTTGGAGCTTAACTGGCACGGTAACGCTATCAACAAAACGAATCAGGTTTTTGTCACGATGAGGGACAACGCTGGGATTATCTCGGCGGTTGTTCTCTTTTTCTTTGGCATGGCCGGCATTAAAGAAATCATGAGGGCTTAGTGATGATGGAATTTTTCGATTATATGGCGAACGTCGGGGCGACCATTCTCGACTATATGAACAATCTAGATTCTATGTTCGACCAGTTTTTTGTTTGGCTGCAAGTTTGGTGGATTAAAGCCAAGCTAAGTGCGTCCCTTTATTTTGTGAAGATTAGTTTTCTGGTCGCAAAATCTCTATTAGAAGAGATTGGCTTTGCCAGTTTGTTTGTTGAGCTTTTTAACAAGCTGCCTTCAGAGCTTCGATACTGGTTCAACCTCTACAAAGTCCCTCAAGGCTTTTCTATTTACGCTAACTGTGCAACCACTGCGATTGTGATGAGGATGTCTCGCTAATGGCAATTACGATTCGAACTGGCGGTAATGGCTCGTACAAATCCGCGTATACAGCTTGGTTTTCAATCCTTCCCGCTCTTAAAGCAGGTAGAGTGGTTGTGACTAATCTTGAAGGTATGGAGCCTCTCCACGTTATCGAGGAGCGCCTTAATATTAAGTTTCCTTCTACTAGCAAGTTGATCCGTATCTTTTCACGTTCTGAGGTCGGTATTGATTTGTGGCAGCATTTCTTCTGTTGGTGCCCTCTCAACGCACTTATTGTTATTGATGAGTGTCAGGATATTTTCTCCAAGAACGTTGGGTTTGATGGCCGCAAGATTAAGTACCGTCCTTTATCTGACTTTTTAGAGCATCTTCCTGACTGGTATAAAGAGTTCTTTGACTCTCGGCATGTTCCTGTTGATATGGAGACGCTAAAAGAGTCTGAGATAGATGATTTAGGTTGCGCCGAATACGACAACGATGGTCGGATCATTTACCCATTAACTTACAATGAAGGCTTTATGCGCCATCGTAAGTACAACTGGGATATTGAGCTTCTTTCTCCTGATTGGCAGCAGATAGACAGCTCAATTAAAGCGTGTGCTGAGCAAGCATTCTTTCATAAAAACCGTGACAAGATGTTTTTTGCAAAACGTAAACCCTATATTTATCAGCATCCTGTCAATGTGACGAAGCCTGTCATTCCGGCAAAAAAAGATCCCGGTCTCTTTACTGAAAAAGTCCCAATCGAAGCGCATCTTCTTTACAAATCCACGGGTACTGGTGCTATCACCAAATCAGGCGGTATGAATACGCTTTTCCGCTCTCCGAAGTTTATCTTTGCTGGTCTTCTTAGTGTTTTTTGTGTGGGGTATTTTATTTATGGCGTTCTGGATCTTCTTATTAAAGATGAAAGTCAGGTTTCAACAATCGAATTTCAAACGGGTAATTCTAATCAAGCTTTGGAATCTGTTCACACTGAGCAAGCTTCGCAGGATTCTCAAGGGGGTGATGTTTTATCTAATGGTGGGGCTCGTTCTTCGGTTCGTCAGCAAGGCGGTGATCCTTTTGTTCCTGTAACCGATGTTCTTTATTTTGATGGTCTTGAAAGGGCTTATCTGTCTGGTTTTCATACCTCCAAGAAACGCTATTACGTCAACGATAAACCTTATACGGATAGGAAGTTTGATGTTGTTATCAACGCTTACACATCAACGGGGACATATTCAATTAACGCAAATTACCTCAAAGCGATAGATGTTCAATTTGAAGTTCTGGATTACTGTCTGATGGTTCTAAAGAAAGGTGAATTGCAGTCCCTACTCACTTGTGAGCCAAATGCTTTACCTTCCAAAGAATCTGATACTGATATTGTTCAGGTCGGCGCCGAAAAGGCAAAGGCGATTTCAGATAATTCATATTTGCTTTAATCGCTAAATTCCTTTGTTGGGGGGACGAAACTTAATGAACGAATACGTAACCCATGGGCAACTGCTTGAAATCATCGAACTGTTTGACCATCTCTCAATGCTTAACGCGATCATCGTCATCATCGTTTATGACCTCTTTCGCAGTGGGGTTCGAATGCTGTGTGATTATCTAAATAAGGAAAACGGACAATGAAGATGACATCAGAACGGTTTAATCGTGCGGTCTATAACTCCCCGCTTGGCGCGTTCGTTTTAGTTGGGCCACCGACATTTGAGCAGTTTCAAGAACGTAGGCTATTTGTTTTACGGTTTGAGATAGCGATGAGCAAAGCCATTTATGGCTGAGTTCGTTTGCTATCAAAACACGAACCGGTGCCAGGATTATCGATGCCATTTTGCCATCGTAATCAAACCAGGGAACTTGCTGCAGAGAGGTAAAATGATGGCAATTACAATTCGAGATACTCAGGAACACACAGAAATGCTCTCACAGCTCAAAGAGCAAACGGGCACATCAACTATGAGTAAAGCGCTGCTCAAAGGTGGTTACGATGCCTTGAAGTACAAAGAGCTTTACCTTGCAGAACGTAGGAAGAATGAGCAGCTTAGAGGCGAACTGTATAGACATACAGAAGCAATCAATGACTATGTTGGTGCGCTCGATAGCTTACGAGAGTTAACGCGATAAGGATGGGCATCGCCCCGACCGAAGGGAGTCACCGAGATATAAGGAGTTGCGAAGCGACGACGAAGCACCGAGCCACCCACTACTGTCGATCTTGGGCACTTGCTTAGACTGGCGAGTGTCCCTATCTGCCCAAGCCTAAATAGGTAATACCACCCCTCGCCCTGCCAGAATCTGCCTTGCAGAGACTCACCACATCAAAGGCGCTCGAACCTACCGGAACAAGCCGAACTACCAACATCAAAGCTTTGCGAGTGTCGAGCAAGGCTTTCCATCTCAGATGAGGGCTACCGACCAGAGCTAGGAGCAAATGAGGACGGACTAGGACGAGAGCGCGACGCGCGGCGGGAGGTCAAACCCCCGTATCTGTATTACGGGGGTAAATTCCACCATTCTTAAACGGTTCGATGAAAATGTAGACAAGCTCGAATAAGCAATCAAAAAACCTATGCAATCAGTTTATATGATTGAAATTATGAAGTATCTTCCTTGAGCTAAATGTCCTAAAACGATGTTACACAAAGTGAATAATAAGATGAGTAAGTAGTCAATGTTTGAAAATGAATCAAAAATGCAGGAATGGTTGGTCGACGAGCTTGATGGTTTAGATGGGTTAAATGATCTAATCTCGAACTCGGACTATCTAGATAACTATAAACCAGTTAGTGAGGAAGCTAGTAAGGTTCTTAGTTCATTTAAAAAGTGCGCTAGATCACTAAATATATTAGATTTAATATCAGAAGACGAAAATATTTCTATTGAGAGACCTGATTCTCTGAGACCTGACTTTCTTTTTTATTCCGCTGAGTCACAGGGTGCTGTGATTGTCGAGCTAAAAAACATTTCGGGACCAACAAGAGAAGTTGGCACAGAATTATCCGCTTACTCTTGTGAACTGAGAAGCTATATTCCACACCTGTCTGAAGGCGATCTATTTCACGTTATTATTTCAAATCACTGGCCCACGCTGTTGAGGCACTACATATTCCACGAGATATTTTGGAATCAAAAGAATATGATATGTCTCCAGCCCCAAGATACTAGTGACGGTATAAAGTTAAAAATTATAAGTATCAATTCAATATTGGAAGCAAATGTTGGGTTTAGTATTTCGGAAAGGCACTTGGCCGGTTATCAACTGTGCTTATACGATAATAACTTATATGACCGAAATGCCGATAAAAATCGTTTAGATAGTCATATTGAACAAATGAACACTGCAATACAGGTAATGTCTTCTGAAGGTCATAGACAAAGGTCAAATGGTTTCGCATTCCTTTGGAAAGACCATTTAGATATTAGCTTGGCACCTTACAGTATATCGATCTTTAATATAGCGCCATTCAAGTCTATTGAACGTTTTCTTCATGAGGTTGATAGTGTAAATGATCTAACGGAAATGAAGAAACGGTTCTTAAAGTTGACTCAGTGGCACGCGCCTACTGGCCATGGTGATGCTTTGCAGAGCGTTGCTGACTCTGGCGTCCCATTTTTAAACAAGTTCTGCTCTCCACGTTTAGAGGGGTTTCATGATTGGGTTGAATATAAGCCGATGATGTTAAAAAGAGCAGAGCTTTTGTCTTTTCACTGTTGGGGTATTTTTGAGGAGATGAGAAATATCGTTTTAAAAGAAGAATATGATCAAGGTAACTTAGACTTAGAAATCGATGACCCTCAATTAGGATTAGCAGTGATTAATCGCATTATAGATAGTGAATATGAATTTATAGATGTTGGCTTTCTTGAACTTGAATGATTTTTTATAAAATTATCAACGCATGGTATTTGTCATGCGTTGTTCTTTTCTTCTCTTGATTAGATGTGCTCTAAATCGTAGTCTATGTGCGCTAGGTTTTATATGTCAAGGATATGAAATGGCTAAGTTTTTAAACACAAGTGCTACAAATTACTACCTCGAAGAGCTAATCAAAAACGCCTCTGAAAGACTGATTCTTATCAGCCCTTTTCTCAAGCTTAATGATCGTATTCGAGAACTTTTAGAAGACAAAGACCGCTTAAAAATCGACATCAGAATTGTCTATGGTAAGAGCGAGCTTCAACCCGATGAGATTAACTGGCTAAAAGGGCTTTCATTTGTTCGTACTAGTTTCTGTAAGAACCTTCACGCCAAGTGCTACATGAACGAGAGCTCATGCATTATTACTAGCTTGAATCTGTATGAATTCAGTCAGGTAAACAATAATGAGATGGGGATCTTCATTGACCGTGATGAAGATGCAGAGATTTACAAAGACTCTTACGAAGAAGCACAACGCATAATCCGTATAAGTGATGAGGTGAGAATATCTTTAGAGAAGGTGCAAGCTGAATCAGCCCCTACCGAAAGTAACGAGCCAGCTGCTAGCGTACAAGAACAAACGAAGATCACCTCTTCTAAGTTAGCGAAAAAGCACAACCTCAAAACGGATGACTTCCTTAAGCTGTGTGTGACAAAGGGCTACCTATCTTTTGATGATGGCAAGCATTCGTTAACAGATGAGGGTAAGTCGTTTGGTGGCGAGTTCAAATACAGTAAGCGCTTTGGTCCCTACTTCATTTGGCCTGAGTCACTAGAAATAGCATAGTCGTGCATACACTCAAATAAATTGATACAAAGGATCTAAATAAAATGAACGCTCCGAGTCCCCCTAAACTAAGTGATTACTGTAAATCAGCAAAGGATGTACAACACATTGTTGACTTACTAGACACGAATGGCTGCCTAACTCCTCACTTATTAGAGGTTGGAGCTGGTCTTTTAAAAAAGCCGAATACTTTTGCCGAAGAATTGAACCTTTTGATTAAACAGTATTTACCAAGCCATCAAAAGAACTATGTTTTAAATGGCATGACTGATGAATATCGTAGTTATGGAGTATATATTGCAGGTGACGATATAGGAGAGCGTAATTGTTCGGCTGAATTACAAAAATTATTTAATGGTTCGGTTCCATAAAATTAATTAAAAGGCTCCACACGGAGCCTTTTTTATTACACGATGTTCTTTAACACTCTCGCATACTTCAGGATTTGGTGAGCAACTGCCATATCATTCGAAGCGCCTAACTCTAACAATGCTACGCCAATTAAGACTTGTTGAGCCGTAACCCGCTGTCCAGTTGGTAGCTCTAAGCGATCATGCCTCATTACGAAGTTTTCCCAATCATCGCAGATGCTCAGTTCCCTGCCCTTGTTCATGCGCATCAGCCTTCTGCACTCCGGTGGAATGGCTTTTCCCTTATCCCACTGTTTGACCGTCCTCACACTTTTTAAACAAAGTTCAGCTGCTTCCTCAACGCTTAAACCACATTCAAATTCACGAAAAATATAGTTTTTTGTCATTTCGTGATACTTCATCGAACTGTCCCTCAAAAGCGGGACATTTTATAAATAATTGATATGCAACTGCATTAAACATAAGGGCCCATAATGCGCACTGATTTTGTAGGCGCAAAGTTGTAATGCCGCTATTTACCAAAGTTAAAATGTCTCTTTAGCCCGTAGTCACTAAGCTTTGCTTACAACCAGCTAAGGATGCGTTTAAGATGCTAGTTACTATGAATGATTCTGATATCAATCGTTTTAAAGTAATCCAAGATGTTTGCGATCGTAGGATCCGACGAGTCGACGCGGCAGACATCCTTGATTTGAGTGTTCGCCAAGTTCAGAGGCTTATGAATCGCCTGAGAGAATTCGGTGCTGTAGGATTGACTCACCAAGCTTGAGGTAAGCCAAGTAATAACCGCTATCCCAGTGACTACCGAGACACAGTTTTAAAACTGATTCGTGATCACTATTCTGATTTTTCTCCAACACTTGCCAGAGAAAAACTAACGGAGTTACATAGTCTTCCAGTATCTAACTAGACCTTACGAAGTTGGATGATTGCAGATGGTTTATGGACACCGCATTCGCAACGCAAGCCTAAAGTTTACCAACCTCGCTACCGACGTGATTGTTTAGGCGAGCTCGTTCAAATTGATGGCTCTTACCACAATTGGTTTGAAGGACGATCTGACAAATGCTGTCTATTAGTCTTTATCGATGATGTGACTGGACGTTTGATGAACTTACCGTTCATCATTAGTGACGACGTAACCTTGTGTTCTTCAACAATACTGAGGTGTCACTTGTTTATTCATTTTCTTATGACATTAAAAAAGCGACTTGTTACAGTCGCTTTGAGTTTTTTTGTGACACTGTGA